GTATGGAATACCATATCAAACTTAGAATCTAAATGATTACCAGCTACAGGATACCTACCAAATCCTATACCTCCAGCTAGTTCCATGTTACCCAGACTGTCAGCAAACCAGTTACGATTAGTCGAATTATCATATATAGATAAATCCCATGCACCTGCTCCAGTCCCTCCTATAATCACAGCCTGGTCATTCTGGTCTGCCCTAAACACTGGTTGCGAGCTATTATTTAATAATATTATACTTCCTCCTGCATCCGTAGAGCCTCGTGAACCTTGGTATAATGTAAGGTTTGGTGTTTGAACAAGACCAGTATCCCCTAAAGTTACATTATAGTACTGAGTTGGCTCTATTGAGAAAGAATTGGTTCCTGAAGCATCACCGTGAATAGTAATTCTACCTCCTGCAGCCGCAGTAAATAATCCACCTGCACCATCATTCCCTAGTTCAAGACCGTTTCCACTTAGATTCCCTGCCAAAGTTGTTGGACTTGTTGAGGTATCGAATAAGAAGAATCCACTTACAATATTATTACCATCACTTGAATCATATACAACAGAATTAAAGTTACCATAAGCACCTGCTCCAAAAGCGGATAAATCAGCAGTTCCTATAGCAATTCCTGAAGTAGAAGCACCTCCTGATATTATATTCCTAAGAAACATTCCATATCCAGGCAAAGTTGTCGTTCCAAAGTCTGCAAAATATCCAGATTGATAGAACGTCCTGTAATCAACGGCGTTATCGTAATTAATCGTATGATCCTCTACACCTTGATAATCAATAACAAAAGGAGTATTGTCAGCTATTTCAAAATTTTTACTTCTATAGAAGCCATTTAGATAAGCCGTGTTTGGTTTATTGAGACCTTGAGACATAGGTTAAGACCTATACCTTTGCTTCTTCTTTAATTGATTTATTGAAAGCTAAAGCTACCATGCTATTAACACCTGATTGAGCTATGGCCTTTTTAAGAGCTTCTATGTCTTGATCATCAATATCAAGTTTTGCTTCTTTTGATGTTGCAAGTGTTATAGCTAGATCACCCATTCTTGTCTTATCGTCGAAGGATTGGTTTTGTAGTGGAACATTACACATACTTTTTAGAATAGACCTTAATGTCGCACCATCTGAGAAATTTTCACCGTCTGCTGTAACTAGAACCTTATCGAGACCTTTAACAGTTTTCATAAAACTAACTTAAGAATAATATAACAAGTATAGGGTTATGGGATAAAATATCAAGCATTTCTAAGAGCCATCTTTACTAGTCTCTTTGCAATGTTAGGAATCTTTGGATTTTCTAACATCTTAGTGAGTTCTTTCTTAGTTTTGGTTATTTTCATAATTTAATTGGTTAGGAATAAAATTATTGAGTCTCTTCAGTCAAAGCTAGTTGTGCCCTCACTGTACCAAATTCAGCAACTCCATCTTCCTTAACAGAGATTCCGAAGTTAGCAACTCCGTCTAAACTGACAGGAATCTTTGGACTGTAAGTAGTCCCTCCTACAGCACCTTCTATCTTATAGACTCTATTATATAGAGTTGTCTGTATAGTATTAGTAGCAGGATCAGCATCTACACCTTGTTGATCCCTGAAAGGACTTCCATCAGTAAGTGCGTCTATTGAATAAATCTGTATCAAGAGATCTCTATAAGTTTCCCCTGTTTTAGGAATATACTGTATAAGTAATTCACCCTGATAATTCCTAGAGGTGTCGATAACAGTACTGAACTGTTCAGCTGCAGTTAAAGTCATCGGAGTAGTCGCTGTACCAATCCCTATCTCAGGTTGTATATGTGTTTTTGTAGACATATAAAATTAGTTAAGAATAAAATTATTCTAGAATAAATCCTGCGTTCTTAAGTTTCCCTACACTTGTTGCGGGAATAATCTCTTTCAATGCTTCTTCTCCTTTAGATCTAAGAATATCAAGAGTTGTGATACCTGCTTCTTTAAGTTTAGCTATAGTACCAGCTCCTAGACCTGCTTTACTTATTTCAGCAAGCTCGTCTACTTCTTCTTCAACTACCTCCTCCTGCTCTTCTTGATGTGAAATATGATCTTCCATTGAACAGAAAGGGAAAGTTGCAACAAGATCCATAGCATGAGAATCTGACATCGGTATTGATTTCTGTCCTCTCATTATGAAATATTTATTACCGTCTCGGTTAAATCCGAGGATATCCCCTTTAGTAGGATCACCTTCTGTACCTGGTGTAACTGGGGTGTTATTTGTCACTATCTTCATAAACCTTTATTAAGAATAAATTCCTTACTGCCCTCCGTAGAGGGCAATGTAGGAGATTACTCTTCTGTTTCTTCTGTTTCTTCGACCTCTTCAACCACTTCTTCTTTCTTAGCTTTCTTTGGCTTAGGAGTATCTGCATACTCGTCAATTCCCATTTCTAGGAGATCTGAGTTTCGTGTTGTTTCTATATCTTCCATAGTATTAAAGTTAAGAATTAAGCGGATTGAGTTGATTCAATACCATTAGCTGCGTTTGCTGCGTTACAAGCCTGGAAGATTCCAGTTTGTGTAGCAAAATCAGTACAGTTATAAGAAGCACTATTCATTACAATAACTGATCCTTCTGTCTGAGCTGCACCAAAGTGCATACCAAGTGTCATTGTTTGAGCTGCAAGTAGATTGTTGTAGAATAGACATCCTTCAAACTTACATAGTCTTTCAATATCAGTTGCATTTGCTCCGTAAACCCATCTGTTATCTGTATCACCAGCTTTGTATAGGAAATCACAACCGACAAATCGTACATCTCTAGCTTTCTTACCTGAGATACCACCACCTGAGAACAGGACATTAGGTCTTGCTCCGTTAGCAGTAATTTCATTAGCAGTTGTACCGATAGCACAATTTACATATATAGATGTATCACCATTACAGAGCATATCTGCAACAGTTGCTGTTGAGAGTTTTGCTAAGTAAGCAATCTCACAATTTTGCATATAAGTATATTCACCTCCGTCTGCGAAAGCGTACAATGCTTCTGTTAGAGTATTGTTGTTCATAACTTTGACATTATGAAAACTGTTTCTAACACCTGTGTTTAAGATAGTTGCTACATCACCAGTATCAGTTGTTACACCGATATTGATCTTAGCGTTCTGTCCTTGCATTCTTCCATTTGTACCGTCAATACCTACGAAGTGAACTCTGTTTTTAGCTACATTCAATTCAGCAGTTAGTGTATGAGTAGAATTACCCATAAGTACCATGACATCGTCTTTATTACTCGTCATTAAAGAATAGGCGTAAGCAACTGTTTTCAATGGGTTTTCCATTGTTCCATCGTTACCATCGCTACCTGCTCCGTAATCAACGAAGAAATAAGTACCTGATGTTGTTGGTATTCCACTTCCTAATATAGGTACACCGTCTACCTCTAGACCATTTTTTATTCTTGTTGGCATATTTGTTTAGTTAGGAAATAAAATTATCCAGTGTAAGCTACTCCATCACCTCTTGAGAACCAGAAAGCTCTAAAGTCATGGAAACCTGCTGCGAACCTTTGGAATGAACCTACTTTGTAAGTTAGAGTATTTGTATCTAGTTCCTTATTGTTACCTAGAATTACTTCAATAGGACTTCTTCGGATCATTGATAGAGCTGACTTACTACCAGCACATACTTGCCACTGAGTAGTACTTGTCAACTGACCTGATACAACTACGTCTAATCTTCGTCCTTTGTATAACTTGAAAGGATTTAGATTACTATTAGCTGTAACTGGATCACCAATAGATTCTACTAGCTCAAGAGCTAGAGCTTCTAATTCAGGTGGTACGATAAGATATAGAGTCTCGCTATCGAGGTTTATAATCTCACCGTTATCAAGTGTAATCCTTCTGAAATAAGCCATTGCGTCTTCTAAGGCACTTTTTGAAAGAGCCTTACTTGAAGCACTTGCGTTTGAAATTGTTCCGTTACCGTCAAATCTAGGATGGACAACTGAAGCCATAGCTACACCATCACCCATTCTTGTTATACCTAGAGTTGCTCGTCCACCATAAAGGTCTCCTGTACCAGTAGCATCAAAAGCACTGTTAAGTACAGCGAATGGTGCGTTGTAATACATTCTTGCCTGAGAATAAAGTAATCCTTTCTCTGGTGATAACATTCTTTTAAATTTAGTTTCTGCATCTCTTTCAGCTTCCATGCTTATAGCAGTAGGAAGTGAGTAAACTTTGAAGTTATAAGTTGTCTCATAACCCATTGTCTGTACCTGATCAGGAGCGTTAGCGCTTTCTACCTTCTCCACTGGAAGAGGGTATCCTGAACTGGATTTTTCTTTGTAAGCAGCGTTTGATGGATGATCCATGTAATCTACGAATGGTAGTTTAGGTGTAGATTCCATGTATTCTTCCAATTGGTCTAATCCTTTGTCGATAGTGACTCCGATTCTACCTATGAAAGACCCTCGGTCTGCTCTATTTTGTGGTATTGCCATAAAATATTATATTAATAGATAAAATTTTAGTCATGAAGTGTTTGGTGTTCATAAACCCTCACATAGACTTGATCTGCTGTTTTATTATAAACAGGACCTTCGTTATTGAATGCAACATTGATAAACTGACCTGTAGTTGCAAGTGATGTTAATTCGTCAAGACCACCTAAAGTGTCTCCGTCCATTGTGAATCCTTCTTGACCTGATCCTGCTGTAGTGTCTAGTGTATCATTTGCTGTACCGATATATACTGTGTCTGGTTCGTCATAGACTTTTGCAAAGACAGTTGTGTTAGCTGCACCTGTTGTATATTTACCAGTATAAGCACCACCAGCAGCGTTAGTTGTAGTAACATGATATTCGTTATCACCTGTCTTTATATAGATATCCTCAACGATACCTCTAACAGTTTCTGTAGCTGAAGCCTCATCTACTACTGGTGTATCTGTATTGGTTTCCCAATGTACAGGATGACCCCTATTGATGTCTTCACTAGATTTAACTAGGTATAGGACTGGAGCTGGTATATCGTTAGGTGCACCTACTCGTCCTACTGCTGTAAATTCTGCCATAGTTAGTTAGTTATTAAGTAAAATCTTTCCCCATTTTTTATCCTTCTTTTCTTTCTGCTCCTGATGTTTCATGAATGTTTCTACATCTCCGTCATAATCCGCTTCTTTATCCTTCCATTCTTTTTTCCATTTGGAAGGTAACTTAGAAGGTACAGTTATCGTACTTTTCCTGACAGCTGATGGTTCTTTAGTTACTTGATCAACTGAAGAAGGTATCCCTTCAATCATCTCGTAAGCTTTAACGAAATGATCTGTTTCAAGATGATCTGAACCATCCATGTCACGTAAGGCACGTGCTTGTATCTTTATTTTCTGTAAAGTTTCTGAAGAAGGTTTCTCGTCAAACTGTTTCTGGAAAGCATGGTAAGCTTCGTTGTCTAAACCATAACGACTCTTAACTTGCGTCTCCTTCTCCCGTTTAACACGTTCTGCTTCCTTCTCTTGGTATAACCGTTCAAACTCTGATCGTACATTATGAGTAGCTTCAGGTTTCTTCTTTGCTCCTTGCTGGACCATCTCTCTAAGATCCTCTACTGATTCAGCTTCTATACCGAGATCTTTTGCAAAATCTCTAGCAAGTAAGTCCTTCAGTTTTGGACTATCGAAACGATTCAGGTAAGAAATAATCCCAGTACCATTGCCAGCATTATTATATGCGTGCATATCCTGGAGATATTGAGCTTTGTTCTTCTCAAACTCAACTGAAGGATCTTCAGTCGTGCCATCAAGATTCTCAACGATTTCCTCTTCTTCTACAGAAGGTTCTAAGTCCTCTAAGACCTCTTCTGTCTCATCTTGGCTAGTCTCATCGACCTCCTCAATGCTATCCTGTATAACCTCCTCAGATTCCTCTGGGCTAGTTTGCTTGGGATCTACATTAGACATAAGAATTAGGTAATTAATAAAAACAACCTAGTCATCTAGGCTGTAATCAAGGGGCTAAAGCAGTACTAATCAGCAAAAGCTTAAGTACAAGTTCGTAAGAACGACGCCCCCTGATCACGACCTAGAGGACTTGCTTAAGTTTAAACCGATATACTGCTTTAATATAAGTTACCACTCTTTGTTATATAGTTACTTCTAATCGTCTTGACTCTCTATAGGATTGTTCTCAAACATCTCTAGCATTAGCTGGCTCACGTAAGAGATGCTTGCATAAGTTACAGCGTCCTCGTTTTCTATTATGGCAGTAGTTGCAAGATCATCGAAAGTTGTTTTAGTGGCTTTAAGGAAAACACCAAGGGTTTCCATGTTTTCTGTGATAACTTTTCTTTCATTAACCGTAAGTTTATCAAAGATGATCCCTTTAATATCTTCTTTATCTGGTTTCTTCATCTAAGTCTTCAAGGTTAGTAGGTAAAGGAATCTTCTGGGCTGCTGAATTTTCATGCTCAAATTTAGACATCGCTATAATCTTAGCAGGATCAGCAGTAGCTAGATCAAGATCCTCAAGTGTTTCAGGCTCAGTTTCTTCTTTAGTGTCTATAGTAGTAGCCATACTCTTGAAATAGTCCTGTGTTTTCTCCATGATTTCTTCTTTCTCTACAAAGTCAGTAACTATCTCAGGTCCAAAGATACCTTGTAAGATTTGTAATGATTGAAGGAACTCAAAGTACTGTGATCTTCTTATAACATTCTGATCAACTAACAGAGTAGAAGGAATTATGTTTACATCCATCCTACCATCAGCGAACATCTCAGGTTTCATCTCAACTAGATTAGTAGCTCCTACAGTCTCTTTCCATTCAACAAACTTATTATCTTCACCTGATAGTTCAGGTTTTTTACCTTCCATTGGTACTTTCAAATATCTTCGTTTAGGTCGAGTACCTTTCTTCTTAACAGCTTCTTTAATAAGAGACTCTTCACCTAGATCAAGTTCAATCTCATCACCATCTAGTTCATAGATCCTGTAAAGTAATTCTCTAGTGTACTCTTGATGAATTGTATTCTTAACAAGTTTCAACATCCTTTGATAACCGTTCTGTTCATTGAAAGCTATTATATCGTTCATTAAGATATTCTTTGATCGTTCTCTTTCGTAAACCTTAGCTGCCTTCTCACCTGCTGGACCACTTGAAGTATCTCTAAGATACACTCCTGATCGTTCAGTAACAAATTCTCTCAATAAACTAATCATCTGTAACATATTGATATTCGTACCATTAGAAGAGATGAACTTAATATCGTTAGGATCAGTTCGTGTTGCAGCAAGTCGCCCTGGTATTCCTACAATCTGACTTATCTGTCCTCTTATAGCTGAAGTATCTTTAATGAATCCCATTGGTATAGAGTATTTAGTGTTCTCTATAGCTAAGTTTAATAATCGGTCTATCGCTAATTTCTCTCCTTCTACCATTTCAGGCATTCCCTGGACTTCGTGTGTCTTGAAAGGTATCTGATTGTAAATATCGAAGTAAGAAAGTTCTTTATCGTATCTTGTTAAAGGTGATTTCCTTATTACTTTCAAGTTAGCTAATTCTATTAACGAATCATCATCTTTATTCTCAAACCTCATTATAGCTACATACGGTACATCTTGTCTCCAATCAAATTTCCTTACTCTCTCTTCTAGTTTAGTAGGATTCAAAGCTTCTCCAAACCCATATAAAGTAGAATCACCAAGGAACATAGGCTTTATCTCTTTTACAGTCTCTTGATTATAGAATATATTCCCTTCATATCTAGCTTTAAACTCAGACATAGGCATATAAATCATCTCAGCTGTCCATGAAGCTTCGTCTAAAGTAGTTGCTTGAGGGTCCCATCTAAAGTTCCTGTTATCTACAGATCGGATTACAAGTCCTTCATGTCTGAACATTATTTTCTTATATTTCTCTTTACCTAATTTAAGAGCATCTTGATCAATCACTTCTTTAACCTCAATATAATTCTCCCAACCAACATGACCAATCCCACCTCCTTCATTAGAAGCTGTCTTCTCTATCTGTTTCCGTTTCTTCTGCTCAAACTTAGCTCTTTCTAATTCATATTTTATTATCTCAGTAATAATCTCTCCTGGTACTTTATCACCGCTATCCAAACTATCAGGTTCATATTGTAAAGGTTCTTTAGTTCTTTCAGCTACAGTTCTATCAACAAGAGAACCAAAGATTCCCGTCTTAACAGAACTCATTCCTTCATCATTCTTCCCAACCTGTCCTTCTTCGTTCTTTATCTGTACATTATTATAGAACTCATTAGCATCAGCATCTGTTTCCTGATCACCGTTACCACTATTCTCTAAGATCAAATTCAAAATCATCCCAACCAGATCGTCATCCTCCATGTCTTTCCATGGTGTTGTAAAGTCCATATTTATTCGTTATTTGTAAAAATAATAGCATTAAATCAAATACTATTCACTCCCGCCATGCTAACCGTATTGACTTCTCCCCATTCTCTTTCCTCGTATTCATTAACAAATCTTTGTATAGGAGGAGTTTGTTTGAGTGCTTGTAAAGCAAGAGCTAGTGCCATCACCCTGTCATCTTTGTAACCGTCAGGTGCACCAAGTGATCCGTTATCGTGTCTTTGGAATACTTTCAGTTCATCGATAGTTTTCTTATCGTGAAGTAAAACATGTTCTTCTCTTAGTGAAACTCTTAGTTCATTAAGGATTGTTTCTTTATTATCTCTAGTTGTAGTGAAACCTTTCCTCCCTGAATCTTCACGTCCTCTTGTAGCTTCTCTGAATTGAGAGAGTAAAGTAACAGGTTCTTCTTCTAACATCTTAATTAACGCTAATCCAACACCGTTACGTTCACAGAGGATAGGAGCATTATTATATCGGTGAGCTGTATCGATTACTTCTCGTTTAAAGTCTTCAAGTGCTCCGTTATTAGCGACAGAATAGAGTTGTTGACCTGTCTCACAACTGATCACATGGAGACAATGATTGTCACCACCACCTTCACCAGCAGGGTCTACACCTATCACACACATTTCTTTACCGTCTTTAGGTAATCGTTTCTCACATTGGATTGTTAGATAATCTCCTTTAAAGAAGTTCGTATCACTCGACATGAAAGCTTCCTCTATAGTAGTAGGGTATTCTTGGTGCATTATTTCCCAGTTCTTTTCATGAGAGATCCATTGTTGGAAATAGTAGACAATCTCTCTATCAGTTAATTTGTATTGTTTCTGATAATCAAGCATATCTTTAGGTAGAGCCTTATAGATCGGGATTATATCATCTGATTTATTTATCTCAGCCACATCCCATTGCCAGTTATAGAAATGTGATTTGTATTCTTTGGGCATAAGTTTGTATCCTTCTCTCTCTTGAGCGTTCATGTAAATATCGTAGAAATGCCCTGTGTTACCTCTAGGAGTAGATTCAATGTCACACCTTCCACCAATAGGAATAGCAGGGATTGTACCACTAATAACTTCATCAGCTTTTTTAGGGAACTTCTGATCTAAATACGAGAGTTCAGATATATGAGCTCTTTGGAAAGTCCCTGATCTAGCACTTGTAACTACTTGGATTGAATTAAACTCTTTACTCTTTTCTCTATCAACTCCGATCTTCAAGTTACGAGCTGTCTCCTGTTTAGTCGAGACCAGTTTTTTAATCTGATCAGGTAAGTTATCCCATGCGAAGATGATCTTGTTATCGAACATATCAATAGAATCTTTCTCTGTGTGTGTGATAATAACTGAATCTATGCTGTTGTTGTAAGTGAAGAGACAATCATCAAACGCATCAAGACATTCATCAGTAGAGAATCCGTGTTGTCGTGATTTACAGATAATATTGAAAGTGTGTCTGTTCTGTTCGAAATGTAACTGTGCTTTGTTTCTTCTAAACGGTACGTTATGACCAGCTTTATTCTTTATCCGATAAAGATGATTCATTCTCCATTGCTTGTCTTTAAGTTTGTCTAGCATAGTTTCTTTCTTTATATTGTTTCTCCCACCATTCAAGGTGCATCTCTTCTAGGTCAATTACTTGGTCTGGTATTTGTGTCATAGGTTAGAATTAACAGAAAGCTTGACCTTCATGTTTATGGTTATTTTCAAGACATTCCTTACAATATAAATTTACAGGAAAAATAATCTTATTTCCTGTGCTGTCCCCTTTTATTCCAACGAGAGTACACACACATTCGTATATGTCGCCCTCTTTTTTACAATCGCTACAGATTCCATGTTCTGGACACTTATCAGGATTAGTTAATGGAACAGTTTTTATATTCTTTTCTGTCATAGATCTGTCAAGTTTTAAATGGTAAATGATTAAAAGTGCATGGTTAAAGGAAAGTGATTTTTACTGTCTGCCTCCACACGGTGAAAGAAGTTGCCTTTAATTTACATTATACAACCTCATCCTCTACTTTCTCCTCTGATTTCTCCTTTGATTTCTCCTTTGATTCATCCTTTGATTCAAGCCCTAACAAAACCTCTTTCAAACTAAGCTTCTCTCCTTTACTAGTGACATCTACATTAGGACCGTATTCGTCTCTAGCCTTTCTTTCAAGTAACCATTGGGATTTATTAGTATCTCCTTCTTTAATAACTTTACTAACATTTCTTCTAGCATAATATTCAGTTCTAGCCTTCAAACCTGCCTTACGCTTTATATATTCAGGATTCTCTCTCTGGTACTTGTAGAGAGCATCTACACTGATACCTGCTTCAAAACAAGCTTGATGATCAGGTACATCATAAGAAAATGCCACCTCCAGTTTATCAAGGACTTTTGGGGTCATTACGGTTGGTCTTCCCCCTGGTTGAGGATTAAGTTTCTTCTTAGTCATAATTAAGTTAGTCTACCAAAATTAATCATATTCTTCTTACTTTTGATAACTCCTTTCTTCACCTTTTTCAATTTCTTTTTAGCTGCTTTAACAGGTTCAGCTCTACCTCTTCTTCTAACTGGCAT